GTTCCAGCTACCTGCAATAAAACAGATAACTTAGCTCTATACAAAGTTGATGCCTCAAAAGGAATCTTAGCCAATGCATTATTAAAAATATCTAAAGGAATTCTAGTTACATTTATTACTGAATATTGAGCATTTGAATTAGTCCATGTTATATTCTTTATAAAATAAGGTTTATTTAAAATTCTAGAAAAATCCATTTTAAGATTGGGGTCTACACTATTTAACCGATAATTTTTATCATAAATAAAATCTGGTTCTATAATTGATCTCGTTCTCAATTGGGAATAAAAGTTGGAAGTCACTGTATTTACACTATTGACTCCTTCTAAATTTTGATTCATATATAAAAGATCCGAATCAAGATCATCATTGTGATTAGTTGAATTTTGAGCTGTGGCTTTATTATTTTTAAACGAAGAGATGTTACCACAATAACACCCTTACATCGTTCCTCTACTTTATTTGAGTCTACAAAAAGACCCAAAGAAGATAGTGCTTATACGCCCACAAAGTTAAAGATCTTTGTGGTTTTATAAACGCATACGCTACCTTCAAAAATTTTAAAAATTAAAATTAAAATTCTATAAAACAAAATTAGAACCAAAAATAGGTTCATATGTAGAATCATTAGAATACAAATCTAGCAAATATTTTTTAGGAAATTTGATTAATTTAATACCGCGAGACGCTAATTTCTCATCTAATTCGTCAAGTAACTCTCCTCGATTTTGATGGAGAAAAATTTCTCTTTGATAATTATCTATTTTACTATCTATAACGAGTTTAACATCTTTTGTATAGTCAACCCATGATAATCCTGATTGTAAAACTTCTAATTCCAAAGGGCAGACTATTTTACCGAGTTCATCATGATACCTAAACGTTCGTTTCAAAAAAGAAACTTCCGTTATATCTTGAAATTCATTTTCAATTGGGTTCTTCATAGAGTCGGTAAACCCTAAACCCAAAGATTCAAAGTACTCTCGCATCGTAATTGCGTTCAACAAATCATGATGACGTCTAATAGAGTTGAGTTTATCATCTCCATATACGAAATCAGTAACATCGTTGAAAAACTCATAAATTTGAGGTACTCTACCTAACTTCAACATTTGACGATAATACCATCCTGCCGTATACATCCTATTAATTAAACTATTAAAAATTGCTGTTAAAAAATGGCCTGAGGCTAATGAATGAGTTGTTAAATATAAGTCATCCAACATAATTACAAGCGAATGTATCAGACATTCCAACACAATAGCTGCTACTTTTGGTTTATGGCCTTTATACTTTTTCATCACAGTTTCAAACAATGCTCTTTGAAATTCAGGAACCATTCCCTTATCCCACTTAGCAACATCTCCTGCAAAAATTTTTCCTTTTTG